AGGGCTGGCCCCTGGAGGACCACTTGGAGGAACACCCATGGGTCCACCTAACTGAGGGGGACCCATTCCTGGGGGTGGCCCCATACCAGGGGGTGGTCCCATCATTTGCATTTGTTGTTGCATTTGCTGGACTTCTGGGTCTTGCATAGCTTGTTGCCTTGCCATCATATCAATATGCCCATAGACATGCGCTTGAATCATAGCGCGAAGTTGTGGGTTTGTTTTAACAACAGCAGAGTTATATACCGTGATGTGCGAGTCAATGTGCGCTTGATGATCTTGATCAGGAAACGGTGTAGCTGGCTGCATCATCATAAAGTTTGCATTTTCCATAGCCGGTGCAACTGGCATAGGCTGTGGTGGCGGAGGGGGAGGCGGTAGAATCTGATCTACTTGCTGTACACCCATCGCCTCATACATACGCTTGTAAGCGTTGTACATACCCATAGGGCCATGAATTTCAGGGTTAGCCTGCACCATCCTTAGCATTTCTTGAGACAACATCACGCGCTGACTCATAGAGAATATGTTGGGATCGCTGACTGGAATGATATCTATTCGGTCATCAAAGTCTTGCTGAATCAGACCTGGATTACCATTTGCAATCATGTATGGATAAGCGGGAGGCAGATTCTCTTTAAACGTTCGCGCAAGAAGATTGAATTCAATACGCTGCGAATAATGCAATCGCTTATGAATCGCGCTCATTACGCGACTGCCACGCTCCAATAGCGCAACAGTTGTACCAACAGGCGCTTCTTGATTGCCGTCACCAACTTGCATATCACCGATAGAGGCGAATCGCTTACCGGCTTCAACCAACATACCAAGCAAGTTTAAGAGGGTGGCGCTAGGTTCTTTAAACGGCAGAGGCATTAGCGCATCGCGCAATGAGCCTCCTGGTGCATCCATGTCTCTAAACTCACCTGGCTGTAACGGCACATCGCTATCGCGAATACGAATGCCACGCGCTTTAAATCCAGCGGGTAAGTTCGCTAAAGTTCCTGCATCAATCAACTGCCGAAGCAATGAGGTTGCCCCACGGGACAACCCACCGATCATATGCGTTAGGCCGAAACCATAAAAGCCGATACCAGGAAGAAACTTATAATGAACAAAATAATCAATCCGCTTACGCATAGGATCGTTTTGATCGTAGTTCCTTCGAATGGATAAAATTTGAGATTGACTTTGGGAGATGGTAACGATGTAAGGAAGTTTAATACCCGTTTCTTCACCTTCTGCATCAAGATCTTCATAACCTTCGATGTCGAGTTCGACATGCATTTCAAGGATTTCGCACTCATCAGAGTTAGAGTTGCCAGACGGCTTAACGCCTTGTAGTTCATCTAATTCCTCCTCTATGTCACTGTCAGAACCAATGTTCGCGGTCCTGTTAGACATGTTAGTCTTTCGATAAAAACCTGTTTGCTGAAGCTTCTTAACGTCATTGATTGACATATCAACAACGTGCGTAATACGAACCGCACTGTCTAGACTGCTGGCGCCGTAAGGCACAACCAAGTTTTCTGAAGGAATAAACCTAGAGACAGGTCTTCCCAGTGTTTGATCAAAGTGAACCTTGCGAAACGCACTACCAGACAACGGCAGATAAAACAGCATCTGGTCGGTTTCAGGATCATATTCCTTCATGACCTGAGTAATCTGGTAGTTCATGTACTCTTGTACACGCGTAGCCTGGAGGTCGGTTTGCGGAGTACCCAGTCCAACGACTTGAGTCTTCACCGGACCTCCAGGCGGCAGCATTTCTTTATACGCTTGCGCCTGAAACTGCGTAACACTTTCCGCTAAAAGCGGATGCACAATACCGGAAGCGCCTTCAAAAGGTTCGCTTCGGTCTTCAAACTTCATGCCGAGAAACTCAAGGCCCTCTCGGTAAGTCTGTTCCCATTCTTTTCTAGACGCTAAGTCATCTTTGTAATCAGCAATACAGTCGTTGTACAAAGATCCCAACGTAGAACGATCAAGAACCTCAGCGAGGTTCTCAAAGAAATCATCTCCCTCTGCCGCTATATCGGGGGGCGGCATACCAATCAGCATAGTCCCGTCATCAAGGGTTTCTATGTCATCATCTTCGCTAAACCCAGAACCTAAAATCTCTTCAAAAGAATCGTCCTCAACATCCACTTGGATTTCTTTTGAGTTGTCTTCTATCTCAAGTTCTTGGATATCAACGTCATCAACGCCGCGCTCAATAGCCATGTGTTAGCCCCACTTCCTTTCCCACTTCGTCATCGAAGTCGATTTCTTTTTAGCCTTGGCCTTGGCTTTCGGCTTGCGAACAGCGCCACCTTTGTTCATCTTAGGCATGCGAGGATTGTCTTTTTCAGGAAAGAGTTCTTCAAGGTCATCACCTTTCTTGCCCTTCTTGATCATGATCATAACGGAGCCTTTCTCTTCAGGCATCTCTTCCATTAAATAATCCATAAGCTCATCTTCGTTTTCACGAAGATCTTCAAGCAAAGACTCATCCTTAGAACCCTCAAGAAGGCGCATGACCTTCTTGTACATATCAGTATTGGACTTCATAAATTATTCCTTGTCCGCATACAAGTTATCGAATACTTGATTCACATCTAGCGTATAGTCTAAATCGGATTTGCTGTAGTGAATATGCTGTGACGGTTTAAAGTCTGGCGCACCTTCACCTGTTTCAAACCACGCAGGATGCGTAACCCTTACCCTGTTATTCGGTAACGCTACAATATTTCCCGTCCATTCTCCAGCATCAAGCAACTCAAGTACATGCGATTGCTTATGTTGCGCCGGATCATCCGCGATCTCATTCTCCGCATAGTCTACCGTAAAAAGATATTTCGCAGGATAAAATTCACCATCGATCTTAGCCATCCATGGACAAGGTGTGCAGCGGTCAAGCACATAAACAGAGTGATTATGAGAACTGCAATCCCAAGGTTGAGCAGCCCAGACAGGCATCGGCTCAGGCCATTCCTCAAAAGGCGTGTCACCGACCAACGCGGTAATAGGCATTCTTGCCCACATGGCGCCACCGTGTACGTTAGGCTCGTCTTCATCAGCTTCGCATCCAGTAAAGATAACTTGAAACGAAAGACATCGAGTTGGCATGGTAGTCACGGCGATGACCATAGCGTGTAAAAACTCGCCATGGTATCGCTCATGATTGACCGTGTATTCCCTTCTTACCCACGCTTTAAAGTGTGGGATATTGCTTTGGAGATAGGCCATGCTTAACGCATAGCCCTACCAAACCCTCGCTTGGCCGCACCAACTCCGCGAGCTTTCTTTCTGCCTACAGATCCGCCTTTCTTGTAACCAGGTGGCATCATGCCGCCCATCTTGCCGCCTTTCGAAGCCATCTTAGACTTCATGGACATACCACCCGCTCTCATGCCAGGGGGCTTAGGCGCTCTATTCTTTAAATTTTGACGTTGCTTACGAGCAGCAAGATTACCGTACTTTTTAGTTAAGTCATCAATCACACTTGTTGATTGCTTCTTTCCAGTACTTTGAACAGATCTAAGCATATTCTTTTGAGCATCACTTAACTGTGAAATTGATCTGCCAGTTCCTGCACCAGATCTCGCCCTTGACGAGCCAGCTTCTTTGCCGCCCATGCCGGTACTTCTTGATGCTCTTGCCGCAGCTGCAAGCTTAGCGGCTGCAAGCTTTTCTTCTCGAGGTGCAGCTCGACTTACAGTCCTTTTTTTACCAGCTACACCGCCCATGTTCATTCCGGGTGGCTTCGCTCTTTTACCTTTGCCCATCCCGCCTTTCGCGCCAGCTCGCTTGCCAGGCTTGTAGCCGTACTTATCAGACAGATCTTGAATTACGCTTGTTGACTGTTTAGTTCCTTCTCGTCCTTGAACAGAATCTAAAAGATTTTTTTGCGCTTTGCTTAACGTAGATCGACGTTGTGCGCGTGTTGTTGGAGCGCCGCCACGACTGTATCCTTTTGCTTTCATCATTCCACCATTCTGTTTTTTTACAGGTTTTTTATTAGTACGAACAAAGTCAATCAGTCCGCGTTCACCACCAAACTTCTCGTCATCACCAAGTAATGCTCGAGCAAGAACACCGCCTAATGGTCGAAACTTAGCATCCTTGCCAAAGATAGCAGGACGGTTTTTGCTGGAAGATTTTTTAGTACTGCTCTTTGAAGCAGCAGCAGCGGCAGCAGTTGGACGCTTGCCACTTTTGTTCCACTTGTTCATGTAAGCAGTCAATGTCAAGCCGGTTTTTTCTAACTGCTCTTTGCTGACGTTAGCCTTACCATTACGAGTCTTGCTACTTCCTTCGCCAAAACGACCTGTGGGTTTGGTTTCTTTTTTATCAGCCTTGGCAGATTTTTCGTCTTTCTTTTTGTCATCTTTGAAAAGACTGTAAGCAGCTCCAGTACCGGCAGCAACACCAGCTCCTCCTGCAATACGCTTACGACCTGTGGATGTAAGTTTAGCTCTTTCTGCTCTTGTAAGAGCTTGAGCACCTTTAGTCGTATCAGTAACGCCGTAACCTTGGCCAACATTTGCGTTCTTTTCAATTTTAACGCCTTTGTTCCCAGCAGCCCCTGCACGGGTAGAAGCTCCCCGCTCTAGTTCTTTAAGTTTTTTAGCACCTTTCTTAAGACCCTTACCAACTAATGTAGCTGTTGCTTTATATACCATGATCGTTTCCTTATCTCGAGATTAGTAATATGCGCGTTTGTCTCGGTAAACTTCCTCTTCAATCTCGTCAGATTCAAGGTTAATAAAGTTACCTTGTCTGAATCTTAGTATAGCTTGGGTCATGGAGTCCACATAATCATCGTTCTCTCCAAACGGGAAAGCAGCACACTCCTCAATCACCTCATCCGCAAACACAAAATCAGGCGCCCATACCATCCCAGACTCAAATACAGGGCTAACCGCATGTACCCGAGTCATCTTATCGTTACCACGGCTAGGCCGGTAGTTCACAACAGGTATACCCATCGACCTCAACTCATGCGTCAATGGCGTACCACTCGCTTGGGCCTCAACAAGTACCATATCAGGCTCATATTCCTTGTACTGATCCATGGCCTCAGCCTTCAACTCAGGAAAGTCCCAGCGACCACGCTTTGCATCCAGCAAAATAATCGCGTCACTCCCTCCCTCCTGCGGTGTAAACACACCCCAAGTCGTGATCGCACTGAAATCCGCTGTCTGACTCTTACTAAACGCCGTATCGTAACTCTGAATCACATAATGACAGCGAGGAGGCTCATCCTTCTCCCAAATATTCCACCATTCCCGCTTAATGATCGCACCCTCTTCCGAAGTCGGGTTCTGCTGGTACTGAGCATTCCACTTCGAAACCGGAATCGACGCCTTAACAGAGTCTAATTCTTCCTTCTTCCAAAACTCCGGCCACAAAACATTACCCGAGTCCTCAAATATCGCAGGCAACTCGATAACATCCCACTTATCAGCATGGTTTTCTGTTTGACGCTTCAACAATCGACCCGTGAGGTCCAATGTAGACCACCTGGTCATCACAATAACAATCGTCCCACCTGGCTGAAGACGCTGACGGGGACCCGAGGTGTACCACTCATAACAAGCATCCAGCAGATTCACACTCATCGCGTCTTGCTCAGAGTGCGGATCATCAATAATCAATAAATCTGCACCCCTACCCGCGATGGCACCACCGACACCAGCTGCAAAATATTCACCCCCCGCACTGGTCTGCCACTTACCCGCACTTTTTGAGTCCGAGGCCAAAGAAACATTATCAAAAATATTATTATATTCCGGTGTGTCCATAAGGTTCCTGACCTTGCGGCCAAAATTGATGGACAGATCAGCAGTGTGAGTGGTCTGCATAATCTTCATCTCCGGCTTGAGTCCCATGATCCAAGACGGAAAGTACACAGACGCAAACTCAGACTTCGTATGACGCGGAGGCATGTTCACAATTAACCGCTTGCACTTACCCTGTGCAACCTCAGTCAACTTGTCCGCAATAATCCGATGATGATCCCCCTCAATAAACCCAGGCCAGATGTGCCGGATGTACTCCATAAACGATTCTTTACATTTATCTTGAGACTCCAACATCTTGAGGCGTTCCTTGAGCATCAAGATCTCTTTTATCTCCGATTCCGCAATGTGGGCGAGTTGGGGCATTTTTATTTTTCGACATAATTGTGGGTGGCGAACGTTATTATACTACAACACAAAAGCTCCCCCCCAAAAAGGGGGGGATGGGCTCGCAAGCGAGACCTGCCAGCGAATCGCAAAAATCTCAAAAGGGACCCGCTGGATTTTGTTGATCATGTCGACGGTGTCGACATCTATTCGCTTCGCTCAGTCATCATAAAAAGGTCTAGGTATTTTGCTTGATGTTGCACAGAACAGTTGAATTTATTGTTGATAACTGATATTGTTTAACTCTGTTATTCAATAAGGGATAACAGATAAAC